AGCATATCGGTCAATCTCGCAGTACCCGACGCACTCAAAGCCTCCTGCTTTTTCAAGTCCTGAGCGGAATCCGCCGATGCCTGCAAAGATATCGAAATACTTTATCATTTATCACCGATCCTTTCTTGTTTGTGTAATAAAAAAACGGCTAAGTCTTTTTCAAAACTTAACCGTTACATTGACATTTCCATTTCTTCGGATTCTTCAAAACCCTCAGTTTCTGTGATTTCTTCAGATTTTTCCTGCTCATCCGCCATAGCCTGTTCCTGTTCGATTTTATGAAACTTATCCACATCGGGGATAACGCCAAGCGTTCTTCCGTTGTCAAATTTACAATGCAGAGTTCCTGCATCGTCCACAAATTGAACTATGCCTTTAGTACCTGGTGGAATCGGACGGGGATCGTTATCCATACTGTCAAGGCATATCCGAGTTCCTTCGGGATATCTCTGTCTAAGCGTTTCTACTTTCTTTTCGTTGTAAATCATATTACACCTCACATCGTCATTCCCATATCGGGTTCTTCGGTCATGTCCTCAAACTGATCGCTGTTCATTTCTTCCTCCGTCTGCAAAAACCATTTGTCGGAATTCCAAAAGCTGATATAAATTTCTCCGTCGGGAGTTTTTATCGGTCTTTGCTCCAGACTCTCTCCTGCGCCGTCGCTTAACTGCCCGGTACAATATTCACGGAGATCCTCAAGTTCATCTTCCGTAAGCTGACCGTGAACGTTTGCTGTGACCACTCCCACAAGTTCTCCGTTATGTTCTTCGACCGACATAAATGCGGAAAACACCTTTCGGTCAACAGAATTGCCTCTATCGTACCAATGCATCAGACCTCGCTCTTTTTCTTCGGGCAAATTGAAATCGCTGATAAAATGATTTATCTCCGATTTGTAAGCAGAAGCTTCATAGGAGGAGATTTTTTCGTATTCCTCATCAGACCAACATTCAGGTACTCTGCTGATCTCAAGGGGACAGTAAAATTTCATTTCCTGCAAATGCGTCTGAATATGATTTTCGTACAACAGCTTTGCGTTTGGAATATACTGAACGTATCTAGCGTAGGATGAGCCTTCAGCTTCGATCAGCAGACCGTCACCCTGTTCCTCATCGTAGATCAGCAGACAATGATAAATATCATCTCTGTCGCAGTACATCAAATCTGTGTTCTCAGCGATCAGGTCATTGTCCTGCAAGGGATGCCTTTTTAAATTATCAAACTCAGCATGAGAAACTGCTATCGCTTTTTCCACCGCACAGGACTTTGTCTTAAATTCTGCCTCTTTGCGAAGCAGGTTAGTGTTGATTATCAATTTTTCATTCATTGACTTTTCCTCCGTTCGTTTTGTTTCCTTTTTATATAGTACATCTGCCACATGGGTATCACGTCCTTTCTTGAGAAATAAAAAAAGGCCGCTTTGTCGTTTATCACATTTCGTGATATTTGACAAAACAGCCTTCTAAACTTTGTGAATGTTTTTTCATAAAAAAAAGCAAGCCGGGAGCGAAATCTGCTCAAAGCTTGCCGTTTTATTTGACAATATTCATTTGTCGAGGGTTCAAATCCTTCCGGTCGGTGAAAATCATGAAAAAGCATCCATGGTTTTACACTAAAAATTTTCGACTGAAAAGCATGAAAAAAGCCCGTAAACACGGGCTTTTTAAGGTGAGTATCCATTTGGTATCACCAATATGGTTGCGGGAGACCGCAACATATTTTTCCCACGATACTTTTCAAATTTTTATATTTTTTTCAAAGATAGAAAAAATCAGCCGCCTCAGATCACTCCGAGACGGCTGAAAATTTTATTGATTTTTGAACAACTATATGGTATAATAAATGCAAAGGAGGGATTAAAATGATAAAAAAAATTAAAAGTGTAGTATCTTTTCTATTATGTTCCTTCTTTATTGCTTTTATAATTGTGTTACTATATACAATGATTACAATGAAGCCTAATCCTTATATAGACTATATTGCCATAGTAACTGGAATGTTTGTATCTAAAAGCAAATTCAAATTTAATTAGAGTTTTAAAGATTACTTTCCATCTTTTTTCTTCAATCTTTTTATTTCACTCTTCAACTCTTTGTTTTGAGTACTTTTAGAACTTGTTAGCTTATCCAATATCTTAATTATTTTTTCAAGTAAACCATCCGTTTCAAACTTTGCCTTCTGACCATCTTTTCCTTTAAACGTAATCTTCACTCCACATACTGCAGAAACAACTATTAATGCTAATATTGAACTAGGTATAAACCCTTCATTTATTTTCAACAGTTCCAGCAAAGAAACTGACGTAGACTCCGCAAAAACGTTTGCCGATAAATTACATTGCGCAATCATTGAGGATAGCACAATATATCCTGGCGATTCAACTTGGATTTTTGATACAAGCTTATCTGGTCCTTCGGTTTGAATATCAGAAAAACTATTTTTCAGCCCTAAAATTTCACTTTGTAATACTCCGTACAACTTAGAATAAAAAGAAAAGCTGACATCCTCAGTCGACGTAATTTGAAAGATAAAACAAAATTTTCCGTCCTTTATGTAATACGGATACAAAAACTTATCTATAATAAAATCATAGTCGGAAATATTGCTTATTGTGTTATGGCTAAATAACGCTTTATAGAAACGCATATCCATATCTGCCTTCGATATCTTTTTTAACCACTTTATTTGTTTTCTTATACAGTAATTAGATGGGACTATATCATTATCCTGTATGCTACTACTGTTACCTTTTTCTAAGAACAGTGTCTTATCTGATTCAATTTCACCTATTATTAGATATTCCGCATTTTCACTTGGAACAACAACTACATCACCTTTTTTCATTATAAAACACATTGTATATATATAACCAGCTACCAAACCAGGGCGTGTTTCATCAGGGTAGCTCTTTTTAATATGTTCTTTTAGCGCTTCTTTATCAAAAATGTCACTATCAAAGCAAGACTGTATCTTACTTTGTGTAATGTTGTTATATCTTATGCCTATGTATGCATTTTCATAAAAATCATCAAAAAACTTTCCTCCATCAGCTCTCACAAGCCAATATCTTCTGTTTTCAGGCATGATTGGTATATTATCCAAATCTACGTCATAGTTTCCGTAATCATACATACTTTATTCACCTTTCAAATCACTTAATATAAAACATTATATTACAAAAAGAGCCAAAGGTCAATAGCTTTAGCATAAATTAGATCATAATATGCAGAAACAAAAACAGCCGACAAGGAATAATCCCTGTCGGCTGTCTTACTACCTACTTAATCTTAATTTTCTGCCCCACATAAATGAGGTTAGCGTTCTTGATACCATTATCCTTAGCAAGCTTCGCAACAGTGGTCTTGTACCTCTTAGCGATAGCAGAGAGCGTGTCTCCACGCTTCACAGTGTACGTTACTGTCTTCTTGGTGGAGCTTGTAGTCGGCTTGCTAGTCGGTCTGATAGCCTGCTTCTTGAAGCCGTTCAGCCCTGCCGCCTTTATCTTCGCAGGATAGTCCACATAGCAGATATCCATATCAACATTGCCGCTGATACCGCTGACTCTTCCAGTGGAGCTGTACTGCCACATACCATATGTTCCGCCGTAGTTGCAGCGTGAGCCGTACTCAGCGACCCACAGAGCGTATCTCTTAGCAACGTAGGCAGATATGTACTGTTGTAAAGGCGAACGGCTGATATACAGTCCTGCCCAGTAGCCTGCGTGTTCAAGTGCATTGCAGAAAGTCTTGACAAGGCTGTTGCAAAATGCTCTGCCCTTTGCGAACTGTGAACGCTCCTCGAGATCGAAGTATATCGGATACTCAAACGTCTTGCCCTTGATAGCGTTGATACAAGTTTGAGCCTCTGCCTTTGCTTCCACAACAGTTGCCGCATAACTGTACCAGTAAGCACCAACCTTTAGCCCTGCCGCCTTTGCAGCCTTGTAGTTTTTCTCAAAATATGGGTCTTTCTGATTAGCATACTTGCCGAAGCCTGCACGAATGATAACGAAATCGACCCCCGAAGCCTTGACTTTCTTGAAGTCAACGCCCTGCTGATACTGCGAAACGTCAATGCCCTTAAATGTTTTTGCCATAAAATTACTTCCTTTCTTCTAAATCAGTTATCCTGTGATTAGCCACCTTGATTTTCTCGTCCATAAGTGCATAATCCTGTTCCAGCTTATACGTCCGAGCAATAACGGAATTGTGCTTGTCCACACGCTCCGACAGCTTGTCGATCTTGTACTCGATAAGCTTCTGGCTATCATACTGCGCCTGTTGTATCGTTTTCTGACTATCATACTGTGCCTGCTGCATAGTCTTTCTACTGTTTGCCGCAATGACTATCTGACAAATAACCGCCGAAGCAGCTGTTATCAGTGCAACGATAATTGCTTCCGTCACTCGTCATCACCTGACTTTCTTTTGGCTGACTGTGTGCCAAAGTAGAACGATATCACCACAGTAAACACCGTGATGAACTGCTCTGCTGAGATCGTGCGGCGAAGTGCCAGCACGCAAAACACCGCTGTCAAGAACAGCGTTACAATGGACTTTACATCAATGAGTTTCGCTAACTTCTGCTTCATGGTATACCTCCTTTGTTATCATCTCATACTCCTCAGCCGTGATCCACTTGCCAACAGCGGTGTGTACCATAGCAGCCGACCACAAACGGTTGTCATAGTATCTCTTGACCTTGACGTAGTTCTTACTCATCGCCGCTCACCTCATTCAGCTCTACGCCACTGAGCATAGCCAGAAAATCTACGTTTGCCTTTATTCTGTCTATCTCAGTGACCTTTGGTTTGTTGAAATTATCTTCCGTCAGCCCTGCGGCTTTCATCATTTTCTTTTGTAGATTCGTCATGTTGTACCTCCCACTTCACTCAGTTTCACAACATACTCTTCCTCACTCGGTACGGGTATCCTATAATCGTCACCATTGCTGTTTTTGAACGTGATTGAACCGCCTGCTTCGACCTCGATATTCCGTAGAAAATCATCGGGTAGCACGGTTGAAATATCCGTGACAATTGGTGTTGCTAATTCATAATACAGGATTACACCTGACATTGCCTGCTTAAATGCGGTTGCATCGGTGTAGGCGGTGTCTTTGACCTGAATTTGCGAAACTATGGTATTAACCCCGTCTATCGTGATTGTTTTATCGACAAATACACTGGAACTTCTGGAAACTGTTCTATATTTACTGCACAATACATTATAAACGGTTGTTCCAAACGCACCCAAATATTTAAACTTGGCAGGGTCTATGCGTCCATAAAAATGATTTCCAACACCTGAAGTTGCATTAAAATTCCAATTCAGTGTTCCCAAATCCATACTATCTACACATTGATAGTATTTTTTATTCTCATAATCAATGTAGTTTCGTGCCGTTCCTGCCGACCAGCCGTAGCCAGGCAGATTGCGGATTGCTTCGGGGATTTTGTGGGCGGTATCACCCACAGCGACCTCTGTCACCCCAGCACTGACAATCTCACCGTCAATGACCTCAGAATGACCGCCCACAGACTTCACTGACATCAGCTTTGCCCCCGTAGGAATAGTCTTCTGATATGCCGTTTCGCTGTCCGTTTCAAACCTATGTGTGATACCATGACCGATGGAATACAGTGCATTTACCCTACGCTGTAATTCCTTATCTGATAACTTCACGCTTGCTATCTCTTCTGTATTCTTGGCAATCTTTGCAACTGCCGTAACATAGTCTTCAGGTAAACTATCAGCCACAGACTGTGCTGTCTGTGCGGCAGTTTCAGCGGCTGCTCTGTTCTCTGCGACCTTAGCGGTGTTTTCTGCCACTGTTGTCTTGTCCGCTGTCACCTGCGTTGCCATATCCTGCACCGCCTGTCTGTCTGCCGCAGTGCTGTCAGCATTTGTCTTGGCAGTCTTGGCATATCCAGCAGTTATGTTCTTGTCGGCTGTGGTTTGCTGTGCCGATGCAGATGCCTGCGCTGCGGATACCTTTGCAGCGTTAGCTTGCGTGACCGCCTGCTGACGTGCAGTTTCTGCGCCCTGCCTTGCAGTGTCTGCCTGCGTAGCGGACGTTTCAGCCTCTGTCTTTGCGGTTTCAGCTCGGCTTGCCGCCTGCGTTGCCGTGTCGGCTGATTTCTCTGTGGCTGTGGCAGATTTAGCGGCGTTATTTGCCATTGTTGTCGCTGTTTCTGCGGCGGTGACGGCTGTCTGCATATCTGCGTGTGCCTGCCTGCCTATGGCGTCTATGCGGTCTAGTGCATCAGCTGCCACACTTGGTGACGGCACAGCATTATCACCGATTGCCGCACCTATTCTCAGGCGGAATATGCGTGATTTCTTCACCAGGATATATTCCTGCCCTGACAGTTTTTTTGCACATATTTGACAGCTGACTGTCTGCGCCGATCGCAAGATATCAGCAGTAGGCGTCCACTGTTCGCCTGTAATATCGACCTCATACTGAACGCCGTCGCCGTAGTCTATCGTTAGCACATAGCGGTCTGCACCGTCTATCTCCATGCCCTCGACAGACACGGGTCTAGCATTAGTTTCACCAACATAGCCCAGCATGGCTGTGTTCACGACTACATTGTAGTCTTCGTTGATTTTTATGTGCATTGATATTCCTCCTTTCTATGGCTTTGTTACGATCCAGTCAATAATATATTCACCCTGTGGAACGGTAGCACTTGCACTTTCTGCGTTCGTCAGCGCTACTATCAAATTGTTGCTTGTGAAAAATGTTTCTACACACAGCCTTCTCGCTTTTGGTGCCGACACCTCCCGCAGACTACAGATGACCTGCGTGTTCTGAGTCGGTGTGAACGGCAGATTCAAAGTCGTTGTGGCCAGTGCCGTCTCTGACGGTACGATAAGGGTCTGAGATCCTGCTGGCATATTCATTTCATTGATTGCGTTCTGTGTGGCGTTCAATGCGTCGACAATAGCCTGTCGGACGTCTCGACCTGTATATGCTGTTGCCACCTGTGTGACCTCTAAACTTATATCAATTGCTTTTGCCATAATCATTTCTCCTATTTTCTTGCTGACATTCCACTAATTGTGGCAATCTTGTCGCCAAATGTCAGCACATTCTGTGATCTGTCATTGATGTCGATGCTGGTGCCGATGCACCTCAATACCTCGTCGATGCCAAGGTAGCTATTGACTACGCGATACCTGCAGCCAACTGCAAAGCCGTCTAGCTTCTTATCAATGTCAATAGCCGATACCTCATACTGAACTTTTGCTGCTTTTAGTGCTCCGGCACATACTCTGCCGGCTCCAGACAATGCGCCTGGAGTGGTGATATTGTCGAATACCATAGTTCCAGCGTGTACTCCGTACCGCTTTATCAGCTGGTCATTGTCAATATACTTCGTTGCTCCCGAAAGCGTCACACGTTCGCCCGTATCATCGTTGATGACAGCACCTAACGGATACAGCCTTGTGATGATCTCACTTGGGTCTATCGCCTGCGTGATAGATCGCATATTCCTTCCTAGTTGTATCGTTTTATTGCTGAACTCTGAAAATTCGTTTGCTATGAAGTCGAAAAATCTAATGCCTCCTTTGCCGATGCGCACCCTCATTTCACCTCTGATATCTTCACCGGAAATCAGATTTTTCGTCAGTTCTGAGAACGTGTCTTCATATCCTGGATTAAATGTGTGCTGCGCTTGTGAACAGTTAATATTGCCAATATGTATCTGCTTGTAGCTTTCAACAGAATTATTGTGTGCTGAAAGTAGTGTGGCTATATATGCTCTTATTGTGCACTTTAGCTGTTTGATAATTGGTACACTATCTTTCAGAAAACACAAACCGCCCTCGCAGACAACCTGTTTGCCAATCTCGCCACTATCAGTCATGTATGGTGATATCGTCAGTACTCTGCCATCGAATATCAGGCTTTCCTTATCGTAAACCTTTATCAACGATGTCAGTTCCTTTAAATCGGAGTAGTAGCTGTTGTCGGGATATATGTTGAACGTAAAAATGTCAATAGCGTTTATTTCTTTGGTGATGGTTCCTGTCAGCTTGTTGGTTCTGACAGAACCAGTTTCGTGAAGCGTCTTTGCATCATCGAGTGTAACTAACATAGTATTTCCTCCACCAGTTCGATTTCAAGTGAACCAGATCCGTATAGAGCTAAGACATTTGTGCCGGGTTTGACGACGAAATTTTGCATTCTAAACGTTGATTCAGTTTCTTTGTATAGGTTTTCTGTGAGGGTATGACCGTTGAGATCAAGCATTGTCAATCCTCGTTTGTCCTTATCGTTAGCATTTTTGTGATACCTTAAGCTCGGAACTATGTCATCTTTGGCATAAGAATAGAAGTATAGTACCCCCGGCTGGGAATGATAGCCGTTTTTGTGTGCTATGCAGGAGAGAGGCATCTGATTGAGGCAATCATCATCGAATGAAAAAGTGTCCCACGCTGTGTCTGCAAAGTCGTCAGAGACCTTATATGGTGCTACATCGAAAGTGACCTCGAGAGTAGCTGTTATGTCATCTTCACCAAGGCTGGTCTCAACAGTTCTACACTTGCCGACAAAATGATAGTTCTCGGAATAGTTGTCATAAATATTCTGCTGTGGAGCTTCACATAACCAGCTCTTGATCTTCTCAATCCTGCGGAGCAGTGTGACAGGTTCTGTATCAGATACGAACATCTTGTATGATACTTCGGTGTCGTCAAAATAAAAATTGCCGTCATAGTCAGACAGGTCAATACTGCCGTTGCGATAAGGTACAGTCACTTTGATCTCACGCTTCTTCGGCTCTGCAACTGTTGCACTGATTATTCTGATTTTAAAATCCTCATACGACTTTTTGCCATTAAATCTGATTTGTCGTGTCATACTGCACTACCTCTTTTCTTTCTCGCAGCTCTTTCGCCAAGCATTACATCTATAAATGGAACTGTTTCCTCTGCAATCACTTTCCCATTCGGGAATACTATCACGTTATGAATAGTCTCTGGCATTTGTCTGACTGTTGGGACGACCCGCGTGTTTTCTGTGGCGCTTGTTGCTGCTTTCTGCGTGATACTGTGGGCATATGATCCATTATATACCGACCTTGCGACCCTATTCGTATCGCTGTATGTATTTCGCATATTCTCTGACAGTATCTTGTCACCAGTATTGGTATAGGCTTTTATGATGTCGTCCTCTGACGACTTCCAGCCTTGGATCTCACCCTGCGCATTCATTTTCGATATATTTTCAAATGCCTTTGAAGGGGAGTGTATATCATATACCCCCTTGACCGCCGCAAGCACTGCGTTCGCTCCACTTGTTGCGGTATCAATGACAGACTGCTGTGCAGACAGTATGCCTTGCTGCATACCTAACATCATTGCCGCACCTGTTTGTTTCCATACGTCTGATATCTGGCTTATTTGGTCACGCTTTTGAAGCGTCTCTATGGTCTTATCATACTGTTGCCTGAGCTCGTCGAACTCTGATGTTGCTATCTTCTTGCAGTCGCTCATGCACCCTTTCCACATATCACTGTACTTTTTCAACTCAGGCTGCGACATAGACAGTAGCGCCTTTATCTTGCTTGCAGATTGCGGACCTGCTTCCCGCAAGGTCTTAATAAGACCTTTATTCACGCCTCTGTCTGCAAGCGTCTTGATATCATCAGACCAACTTGCCATGCCGTCAAGATTAGATTCCAAATTCTGCATAAGCTGTTCTGCGGATATCTCAGCACCGCCGTTGAATTCGTCGAAGAGGTTAAGATTGTTCTGCAATTCTTCCGTTCGTTTCTGGACGGCTTCGTCATAGCTCTTATTCATCTCAACTATTGCGTCAACAGTTTCTTGTGATACCTTGTGTAAGCCGTCTTTATACATGACAGTGCGGTTATAGATCGTATCGACCTTTTTTGCATTGTCCTCTACGGCCTTTGAATTGTCTTCGAGAGCAGAAGAATGCTCAGAAACGTACTTGGAGGCGTCAGCATAGTTAGAGTCCAAGCGTTTCAGTTCGCTATTGATATCATAGTATGAATTCTGAAGCTCATCTCCAGCTTTCTTCAGCTCTTCAAGCTTGGTCTTCCACTGCTTTGTGCTGTCCGTTCTGTCAAATTCTTCAAACTTGTTTTCCCTTTTATCAAGTATTTCTTGAACTTTAGCCTGAGCCTGCTTGTTTTCCGTGATTGCTTTCTCAATGTCATTGCGCTTCTGCTCAGCCTTATAGAGGTCTTCTGATATAGCGACCATATCTTTCTGAGCTGCTTCGACAAGAAGCTGTTCTTTCTTCGCTTCTATGCACTCATAGACGGCGTCTTTATTGTTAAGAAGCTTGCCTGTCTGATCGTCAATTTGAAGATTAAGGTCAGGCATTGCACTGTTCAGCTGGTCCACAAGAGCTTTCATTTCTGACTTTTCGTCATTAGATAAGCTCTCGGCGTCAGAAAGCTCAAAAATTCTATCTGCAAGACTTTTATAGCTGCTATACCCGGCTTCTATATCTGTCTTGGCTTCTTCTCTCTGATCTGCGGCTTTCTTCATGGAGTCTGTCAGTTCGTTCGTGCTGTCGACCAACGCCTGCTCTTCGTCACTGAGGACTTTTGTTGAGTCAGCGGCGTCGTCTGCTGACGTAGCATAAGCGACTATACCACCAACTGCAATGCCTGCTAGGGTTGCAATTGCACCCCATGGCGTAGCCGCATTGACTGCATTGAACATTTCAGTTGCGGTCTTGGCTGACTTCACGGCTGAGGATAATTCTTTGAAACCTGTGACGGCGGCAGATACTGTTGTAACGGCTTTTTGTGTCAGCATAGCTGTTGCAATGCCCGTCAGTCCACCAATAACAAGGTTAGAGTGTTCACAGAAGAACTTTATGCCGTCAATGAGGATTGGCAAAGAGCCTTTGGCAAACTTGGCGCCTGTTTCGACTAAATCTCCAAGGGCATTGCCCATATCGTCGAATTCGTCACTGAGGTCTCCATCTTTGATATCCTTGGTAAGTTCACTGAAAAGCTCTGAGCCTTTTTCGGCGGCGTCTTCGAGTGGGGCGCTGAATTTATCGAAAATAGTTATGCCAAGGGATTCAAGGGAAGAGTCCATTATAGCCAGTTTGCCCTTAAGATTGTTATTCATGGTGTCAGCCATTGTCTGACACGCTCCGTCGGCGTTATCTACCTGAGCTTTCAGGTCATCGAAAGACCCGCTCATGCCTTGAAGCATGGCATTAACGGACGATAAGTCTGTCTTATTGAAAATATCGCTAAGCGCCTTGGTCTTCTGGTCATCTGAGAGCTTGGAAAGCTTGGCGTTAAGGTCTCCGAAAATATCGTTGATATCTCTGATATTTCCCTCACTGTCAGCCACGCTCACGCCCAGTTCTTTCAACTTAGCGGAAGCAACGTCTGTCGGTGATGTTAACGACAAAAGCATATTTCTGAGATGTGTGCCGCCCTCTGCACCCTTGATACCGTTGTTCGCCAGTATTCCAAGAGAGGTGCACATTGTATCAACGTCCTGCCCTGTGGACTTGACCGTACCGGCACACTGGAGAATGCCCTCACCAAGCATAGCAACTGTGGTATTAGATTTTTGGGCTGTCTTGGCCATCATGTCCATATAGCCGTCAAGGTCACTCGTCTGCAACTGTAGTGCTGACATAGTATCCGTTACCATGTCAGTGCAGGACGCAAGGTCCATGCCTGAGGCAGTGGCAAGATTAAGAACTTTCGGCAGTGTTTCAACCGCCTTATTTACGTCATATCCTGCAAGAGCCAAGTAATTAAGAGCGTCAGCGGACTCCGAAGCGGTATACTTTGTAGTCTCACCACACTCACGAGCGGCGTTCTCTAGCTTCTGATAGTCCTCAGCACCTGTGCTGACCTGCTCTGCGGTCATGCCCATTGTCGCCGCCACATTGGACATAGAGCTGGAAAAGTCAATTCCGACTTGCGTGCAACTTTCCGCCGCTTCCTTGGCGGCATTAGCTATAGCTTTCAGCCCCTCAACGGCAAGATTAGCAGAGAAAACGTCCTTGAAGACACTGCCTGTCTGGTCAGCTTTATCACCAAGGTCTTTGACCTTATCTGACGTATCCTTGGCTTCATTGCCGAGCTCCTTGGTGCTATCGTCTGCGGTCTTGGTCTGTTCTCGCAGTGTGTTCAGCTTCTTCTTGGTCTTCGAGAGCTCTTCCTGATACTTAAGATATGACTCAACGGGCAACTCGCCTTTCTTATATTGCTCGTTGATATCTTTCTCGTTTCTAATGAGAACGTCAAGCTTTGTCTTTGTGGCTTCAATAGCTTCGTTCAAAAGCTTCTGTTTCTGAGCGGTGTATTCAACGTTAGTCGGGTCAAGCTTTAAGAGTTTGTTGACGCTGTTTAGATTTTTGGTAGTCGAGTTGATATCAGCATTAAGCCCTTTCATGGCGGCAGTATACTCAGACGTATCACCACCGATTTTGACGTACATACCTTTGATTTTCTCATCTGATGATGACTTAGCCATTACTCACCCTCCCATGCCTTGATTTTTGCAAGATACTTTTCATATCGTTCTTTGCTGATTTTTCCCTGCTTATATCGTTCTTCAACAACAGGCAGGTTTGCTTTCAGTTCTTCGTATTTAATTTCGGGGTCAATGACCTTTTTGCCGGCGGCGATTAATCGCTGTCGGTCATAGGCGCAGGCATAGTTCACTACCATACCATACGTCATGCGGTCTAAATCAGCGACAGTAAGACCCCTGTTTATAACAAGGGAGATGACCTCCTCCGATTTGAGAGGCCGATCATCTCCGCTTTTACTGCCGCTTATGGATTTTTTCTGTCAACTTTCATGTTTGCCTGCAGTATAGGCATAACCTGATTATAGATATCATCAACAGGAAATGCACCATAGGCGAAGCTGTCAAGCCACGTCTGAATAGGCGGTATGCTATCATCATAAGTCTTGGCAAGCACCCATAGGGTGCGGTATTCGACCTGTTGAACAAAGGCGCCCTTACCGAACTGATGAACCTTGACAACGTCCTCAAGATACTCCGTGCCGAATGCTTCCTTGTATCGATAGAAAAGGCCTGCTGTAGCCTTGAAGCCTATCTGCCTGCTGTCTATGGTCAGGACTATTGTATTGCTCATTGTCATTCACCCGGGGTGTAGGTGTACTCAGGAAACTTTGTGAGCTTCTCATTGCCCTTTATGCGGAAACGTGCGATATGCACTTTCTTTCCGTCGACTGTGGTTTCAGCAGGTGACGGTTTGCAGGCAATCTTATGCTCTGTGTATTCATAGTCCATACCGCTTTCTTCCTCTGTCTTAACCAAGAACTTCGGACGATCTGTGGTGTAGCAATATGGGAAGACCTCGGTATATCCCTCTGCTTCTGACGTTGATTCATATTGAACAAACAATCCAAACTTTGGCGTTTCTCCAGTTTTTGCAGTCTCAACAAGGATATTGGAAACTGCATCTATGACATTTCCATACCAATCCTTTTCCAAATCATCACACAGATCCAGGGTTATGATAGATCCTTCGTAGCCCTGATTGGTCTGACCTGCATATGCTACTACGCCGTCCGCCCATATCTCCTTGCTTGATGACTTAGGATCAAGGCTTACCTGTCGAGAGCCTGAGAGCTTCGTTTCTAAGTAATTGCAACTTGTATATGTAATATTTATAGAACCGCTGACATCTGATGCTTCTTTGATTGGTCCATAGCCAACGGCTTTTATAGATCCTTTCATTAATATTCCTCCTTGCGATCGAATTCGTATACCCACATATCCATTTGCTGATCCTGCCCCAGATAGCCTGCGGCGACTGAGAAACATATGCCCTTATCCATAAGGGCGTTCTCAAATAGGATATGTGTTTCTTCATCTTCCGGCTCGCAGTATATTTCAACTGCAATCCGTGGGATAACTGCGACAGTTCTTCCGTCTGCAGATATCGTCTGAGGTGTCTTGTTTATCCATGTTGCGAACGGCAATTCCGTTTCCACTGGAAAATCTATCTTAGCAATCCTGTCCGCAGGAATGCCCGAAAGTGATATAAGTTCTGTCAATGTCATTTCGACTTCTCAATCTCCTTTCTGATGTTTTCCGGTAATTTTTCTTCGGCATACTCTTGTCCGTAAATCATGTGCGGATAAGCTTTCGCCTTAAACGGAAGCGTTCTGCCACCACGCTTCATAGCATGGCCATACTCCAGCAGGTGTGTGAGAAGATACTGCTTATTCTTCTTGAAATTCACTATCTGCCGAATGTCGAAAGAGTCCTCGTATTCGGTGCTAACTGTAAGCGCCTTGGCATACTTGCCGGAGCGGTTATTGAACGTGAAGTGTTCTTGGACGACCTTGCGGGTTTCCTTTGCGGTCTTCTTAACGGCTCTTTTGGCGGCTTCATTAACACGGTGACTTTCTTGCTGAAATGCGTGCTGTAAAGCCTCAGCCATCTCATCAGGACTCATTGACATGGATTTCTAACCTCTTTTTCCGCTTTTCTATTGATAACTGCCAAGCCTGCGGCTTAGCGTCCTTTATCATCTGAACTTGAATGACGTTATACTGGTCGCCGTTCATTATCACAATGTCAGTCGCCTGCGGCTCGGCGATAAGTGGTATTCTTATCACTTTATCACAGCGGTGCTGATACTCAGCGGCTTTATAGAAACGCTCTGAGCCGACGGTACGATTGTCATATCTTATGCCTGCTTGCTTGATTTTCAAGCTATTGGCATTGATGATAGTTGCCATAGTGCATATTCCGTCATTGAACGTCTGCCGCTTGCTTATCATACGCTTCCTCCTGACATCTCCTCAATCTGACATCTTGCTCTCAGAGCGAAGAGCTGAGAGTGATAATTTTTTTCAAAGTCCTCGAAGCAATCGTTATATATATATCTGCAGCAGTCGATCAGAAGCTGGGCGTCGCCGTTGATATTTTCGTCAACATTGATATCCAGCACCTGACCTGCATATCCGTTAAGTACTCCTATAGCACGTGCTATAATGCTGTTTATCTTTCTGTCAGTAGCTTCGTCTGACCAAGTTATGTTCAGCTGATTTTTAACTTCCTCGAATAATGCCTGCTGCATTTATATCAACTCCTTATGTTTCTGACGGTGTGACAGTGTATACCGTCGGGATAAATCTCTTAAGCTTTGAGATATCCAGATACCTGAAAGCATTGCTGTCGAGTGGCTTGCCGTTGCCGTATGTCTTGATCTTATATGTCCTTGCGTCATCAAGGAACTTGAATGAGTCATCAAACTCCAGCTTACCGCCCTTAGCCATGCCAAGACCCATGAAGTAACGCTTGCCAAGGCCGAAGATAGCTCTGTCATCAGGAACGGCGCATGACTGGATAATAGTGCATGGAATAGGCATAACATCGTTAACCCATTTTCCCTGAACGAAATTTGTTGTCGCAGGCATTACCTTTGTCAGATATGTCTTTGGATTGACCACAAAGATGAGGTTGTCGAGTGGACGGTTATTACCCGCTTCGGTCTTCGTGAGCTGGGCGGCAATAGCACCAATAGCTTCAGGGGAAAGTTCATTGAGTGCAACTGTCTTCTGGTCAGGATACTTGCCACCGACTACTGATGCACTACTAGATACGTCCTTGCACATTCCGATAGGGCAGTTAAGACCGTCGCCTGACACGACACCGGTTTCCATGCCGACCCAAAGGGCTTCTGCCAGTATCTCACGGACATATCTATCCAGCCATGAGGCACCAAGGTCAAGCATATCGTTAGACACTGGAATCCATGCTGTGAGCTTCTTCAGCGCAACGTCAAAGGTCTTGAATGCACCTGAGAGTTCCTTGTCGATAGCTGTGTTAACATCTCCCCACTTAGCTGTCTGAACGCCCTGATCATTGACCAACATCTTTGTAATGCCTGTGGTATCCTGAAAATTGATGAAGTTGAGCAGAGGGTGCTGCTGTGGGATCTCACCAAGAACTGACTCGATTATAGTGATTGGCATTGTCTTATCAACGTTTGCCAATGCCATCTTGGGGTCAGAGGACTTGCCCGCCTCAATTACAGCGTTGTAGTAGTCTCTTTCATCACTGGTCAGCATTCTCACACCTCTGGTGCTGAGTATCTGATTATCGACAGATTCCGCAGTGCTCTCCACCTGCTCCATGATAACATCTGAAATCAGATTGCCGTACTTATCAAGGGCGGTTTCCATGCCCTTGTCATCACTATCTCTGATAGCGGTTGACAGTGAAGCAAGGATATCTGCTTTCTGCTCTTTGATTGCGTCAAGATTAATCATTCTTTTTTACCTCCATTTTCATGAACTTTTCAAAAGCCGACATAGCGGCATTTGTTTTTTCTTCTTCGGTTTTTTTTGCTGGCAAAGCCTGCTGTGCGGTGGAATTCTTATAAAGCTCAATGAGCTTGTCTACATTCTCCCTGTCGAGGGCGCTTGACATAGTGTACTGCTTTGTATCACTAAGCATTGTAGCCATATCAACGGGTTGCTCTGCGGTTGATATGCTATCGCAGAAGCCTTTCTCAAGACATTCTGCCGCTGTCAGCCAAGTACCCACCTTTACCATATCGCTTATTTCCTCACGGCTACACTTGCCGTTGCAACGCTCTGCATATGTAGTGATAGCGGTATCGGTCATCTTGTCAAGCTCAGCCGCCGCCGTTCTCATATCGTCAGCATTGCCCTCACAGTAGCAGGACGCCTGATGTATCATCATCATACTGTTGCTATACATGATGATCTCGTCTGCTGCCATAGCGATAACGCTTGCGATAGAGCATGCCCAGCCGTCTACATAGCAAGTAACTTTGGCTTTATGGCGCTTAAGGATATTTCCAATAGCAACGCCCTCTTTGATCTGACCTCCAAGAGAATTGATGTACAGGTTGATATGTTCACAATCTTTGTACTCATCAAGCTTGGCGGCGAAATACTTAGCGCCTGTCTTGCTCTCCTCAACTTTCCCCTTTTCCCAATCAATGGCAAGTCCTCCACGGACTTGTGAATATAGATATAGGTTAAGCTCTTTGGGCTTATCCGCTTCCATTTTGAATTCAAACTGATTAAAAATGCTATTCATTGCTGTTTCCACCTCCTTCGATTGTCTCGTAGTTCTTAGTTCTTGTGTGCTTATCGGCCCAGGCTTCTGGAATTCTTTCCTCACCTGTCTTCTCCCTCAACTCATTCGTTGAGTAGAAGCCACTTGCGATAAGCTTGTCAACTGCATTTGCCATTTCAAGCACGTCAAGGTGCTTAAGGTTATTTGTACAAACTTTGGCGTAGCACCCACGCAGGACTTGCTCTTTGGTATAACGCTTTGCCGTTATCTCGTCTGATAACATCTTGGCGAAAGGATCAACGGCAGATGTCAATGTCATTGATAACGCTTCACTGATGTTCTCGACATTTCCCTTTACGATAGCCGGTGAAACGTTGAAAGCAATCGCCGCTTTTTCCAATGCGTCATTTAGCATAGAAATGTAGTCGGTTGCTTCTGACACTGTTCTCTTGGTTTCACCTGCCGTTTGAGAAGTATATTTCATTCCGCCCCACAGTGGAAGCACTGCATTCTTGGCGTCAAAATATGTTTTGAAATAATTATTCATGAGAACATCGAATTTCTCCTCAAAATCAGGTTGACCTTGCGCCAGTGGCGTTATCTCAAGTATGCCTTTTTGGCCGCCACTCTTGACGTAGGTGCTTGAAGCCGTTTCCAAGAAACGATTATGTTCATCTAGCATTTCCGTTAGTATTTGTCTTACTCCGCCGTTGGAGTATGTGAGATATAGGACATCTCCCATATCGAATGTTTTCTGAAACGTGAATGAACCTCGTGCTACCTGAGAGAAGCGGTTAGGATATAGCGCATACTCCTGTGTACTCCAAGAGTCGGCGCAGATTATCTGCTTTCCAGCGCTGACAACAAGGCTCTCGCCACGCACAAGGGTCTTGCGGACTAGCTCGTTCTTGAATTGCACTGCTGTTTGATTGACGTTCGGCTTAACGTTGAAAAGGTACCATTCTTCACCACGGAATGACTTGCCGTCACGATAGGTTTTTATCTCGCACTTTGAAACCAGTGCCGCAAGGATTTCAACAACGACCTGAATAGCATATGCCTGCACGGCTATTCTCGCTTCGTCGTCATATCCAACTGTCTTAATACTGATCACTTCATTGCTTTTGGCATTCATTATGCGTGATAGCAGTGATCTCAGCCCCATTGCGTTACCTCCTCTCTGCTAATATGTGAATACATTCATAACGCTCTTGCCCATAGGCATACTTGATATTTGCTCAGCAATTTTATTCTGTGCCGCTTTGGCGGCGACATATGCCTTGAAAGGGTCTGTCTTTCTGGACTTCGGCTCTATTTTACCATATGTCATATTGCCTGCGGACGAAGTGCATACCTTGGTATTGTTCATAGCCCAGCGGAAAAGGGGATTGTCTCCGACTGCAAGCTTATGATTCACCAGCTGACTTGTGATTACAGGCATTATCATCATTTCATTTGACGGACGGACAAGCATGATATTTCCGTAGCCTTTTTCGTCAGAAGCGTAGAGATTCTCTTTAAGCGCCCTCCTAAGCAGTGTATAGCGGTAGTTATCGATGCCGGTCATTGCGACTTTTGCATTCAATTCCGCCGCTTTCTGCGCCACCCATATAACGGGTATCTCAGGTGGTATCTCTGGACCGTCAACGAATGACAGTAGCCCAGCCGCTTCCCATTCTTGCAGTGGAGCCTTGATTCTTGACAGATCCGCAGAAGCCTTGCACACCCAGGTGTGCGTTATCCATACGTCAGTTCCGTCTACGTCAAAGAGCAAACCAGCTGAAAGGAAGTCATCGGTTTTCATATAGTCAAAGCCTGCTGTGCATTGTCTGCCTTGAAGCTTTGACAAATATGGCGTGATATCCTGATTAGTTGCCAGGATATTATCAAATGCGGTTATACCGCCCTCTGTCTGCTGTGGCAGGCAGTTCATGCGTTTAACTGCAAAGCTGATGTTGCTTATCTTATCGTCCAGATAATTTTGAAATTCAGTCTTCATTTCCTGAAGAAGATCGGGCAGGTATTGCAACGATGGGTTAGCTTTATACCACATTTCAGGCATTTCAACCTCATCAGGGCTATCTACACGTGCAATAAACGGCAGCATACCATTGTCTTCAATCTCGCCGTTAAGAATTCTTATTCCCTTGGCTTTCTCTTTGTCGAGAGGTCCTTCACGGACGAAGCCGTCAGTACTCATGATAGTACGGCGTGGTCTTGGTACTTTTCCGAGACCACCAACAGCAACGTCAATGAGCTTGCTATTCTCATAGGCGTGTACCTCGTCATGATCTACCTTTCCCGGACGTGCGCCGTCGGCTGACCTCGGGCTTGATGTTCGGAACTTCAATTCAGACTTCGTTTTTAGATTTATTATCACTTCTTTGTTCCAGTAAAAGAACCGCTGCATTTTGTCACGATTGTCTTCCAGAACGTTATATACGTCTTTGAATGTGGTCTCTGCTTGATCTTCTGTTGTTGCAAAAATATCAATGTTGTAATGCTTGATGCCATTGGTAGGTGTGAGCAAGCAAAAGTCTTCAAATCCTAAGTATCCGTTTTTTCCTGTTCCTCGCCCAACATACAAGAATAGCACCGGCCAACGTAAGGAACCGCTTGCGGTATATGTGCAGTTGTGAAGTACAAATACGAATTTTTCCCATGGAAAAAGGCCAAAAGGGAAATATTTTTCATAGCTGAAATACTTATCAGCTTGTTCAGCATCAATGTAGATATCTTCTGACAAGAACATGCGCTTGACGTAGTCAATAAGCTGATACTGCTCAGCACAATACGGATACTTATGCTCCTCGACTAGGCTGATATAGTCTGCAAGATACGAGAGGTCAAGAGCTTCTTGCCCCTTACAGCTCTTCGTCATCGTCAAGGTTCTTGACCTTGTCAGTTGACAGGCCCAAGTCTTTCAGAATTTGAAGTTTCTGCTTGTTGTACATATACGCCTGCTTTACGGACGGATTGTCTTTTTCATACTCTTTTCCTACCGCAGAAACTGCCATATAGGTCAGTCCTCTCTTGCGAATATCAGCCTGCATTTTCCTTTCCTGTTTTTCATAAAACAGATAATCTGAAACCAGCGATTTATAGAAATCGACAGAAGCTCCCATCTGGACAAGCTGTTCTGTCAACGAATTTTCAATCTCTGATAGACTAGGCTTTTTCACTTTTGCCAACTCCTTACATTTGATTTTCTTGAAAAAATTCTCTCACGTGCGTGCGAGGGCGGATTTGTCTTTTGTGCCTCCCGTCGTACAAGGTCGAAAAAATTTTTCGACCCTTGACCCCGGGGGGTATCGCCGCAAGGCGCTCACCACCGCTCCTCATTGACGAACTTATCTGCACGTTCTTGCCAGCGCCGTTCTGGGTGCTGTGCTTCATGACAGTCATGGCACAGTGCTATCAGCTGTCTATGCCGTTCGCCATTATCGTCATAGTAATACCGACTGTATGCAAGCTGCGGAAATTGCTTAAGATGCTTGACGTGATGAAGAATATTTGCTCTCGTCACCTTGCCTTTGCACTTGCATATCTGGCACTCATAGTGTTGCTCTGCGATAACGCTCTTACTGAATTTTCTCCAGTAGCGGTCGTTGTAGAACTTGTCAACTCGTCCGTCCTTGATTAGCTCTCTGATTTGACTCGTACTATACACGTTATCACCTCGCATATATAGCACAAGGACCACGTCATACAACGTGGCCCTTGCACCGGCATAAAACTATGGAAAAACTATAACAACAACCCCGCATTATCATCATAGCATGCAGAGTGTGTTCGTGCGTGTTACAGCGTGTTTTTTTTGCAAAACTTGCAATGCCTGCCTTTGCAGTAGTCCTCTGAAGCATTGGCTTGTCTGGCTATCCACGCCCATGACGGCGGCTGCCACCCTCCATCCTTGCGTGGCACGAGGTAGCGAAGTCGAAAAATAATCCTGATGAATGCGTCATCAATGCCTGACACATATGCTTCAATCTCTGATATCTCTGCTTTGAGTCTGCTATAATCATCACTGTCTGTACTTACCCACTTCAGCTCAGCCTTAAGCTGTCGATATGATAGCAATCGCTTCTTAGTCATGCTCTTGCTCCTTTCCCTGCCTTGCCGATAATTCTCTCGATATTTTCGTCAGGATATCTTTCAATACAACACCGTTTTTTTGAAGCGCATGGGCATGACGTGTCAGGCTATCGTCGATATATGCAACGTATAACTTACCACAGTGAGGGCAGTTATAGCACCATACGTCCCCCTCTATGCTTTGAAATTTTTTTTTGCGAACGCAGACTATGAATGCCTTATGGCAATCATCACATATCACGCTGAGCTCAGCTCCCTTAAGACTCATTAACTCACCCCCTATATGTTCAGTTTCGCCGTCCTGCGATACATGAACAGCGATATGTAGAACGTGCCGTTATCCTCGTTCCAGAATGGACGGCAATCAGCATAGTAGTAGTCCTGATACATATTCTCGAAAAGCGCTGAATTATCGCAGTTATATGCCATGCTCTGCACCGCACGTTTCGTTAAACGATAATCGTTATTCTGCGGTTGCGGTTTAATGCAGTTAGTTGACGCAACATAACGCTTGGCGTGCTTGCCGTTGTTATGATCTGAGATCTTCTGTTTGCAGAAATACTTCGCAATTCCTGCACAGCCTGTCTGGTCAAACATCAATGGCAGAACCTTGTCAACGTAACCTTTGCCCCATATGGACGCTATCTCGTTGATAGTCAGACCGCCTGTCATAATGACATGAAAGTGAATACGTCCAGACTTTGAGCCCTGCTCAATGGAATAGATATACTTCATTCTTGGCAAGCCTCTCTTGACTCTTGCTCTATTCACACGCTTGACAAAGTTAGCAAAGTCTTTCTTGGCACGCTCAAGGTCAGCAGGATTATTCTGCGGCGCATAAGTCAGCTCGAACTTATAGTCCTTATCGGTGAAGTTCGCAGGGATAAGCCTTGCCAGTGCTCTTTCGGCATTGATCTGATTCAATCTCTCCTGCACCTTGCTTGTTGGCTTTCTTTTCTTCTTTCGGCTGGAAGAACGTGGGCAGGCATAGACAGGATACATATTCACTTCCATGTAATTTCCATAAATATACTTCTGCTCTCTGTATCTCATCTGGCTCATTGTCATTTCCTCCCACTGTCCGAGTTATTAAGACCCATTACAAGCCCTCATACCCGTGCTTACACACGGGCTGAACATTTGTTCTATACTATATATAATATATAGGGCTTCACTCTGTCATTGCCAATTGCTCATAATTTCTGCTCTTGTCTTTTTCTTCGCACTCCCTGTTGAATACTTCTTGTAACATATCGTGCATGGAATTGATATCATTAAGAAGTCCTTGTGTTACAACACCATGGGTTTCACACAGTACACCGAGTGTCAGTAAGCCTGCTTTGACGATTATCATATCATCAATGGAATAGTATGTAAGAATTTCATAATCATCTATTACTTCGAGAAATGCTTTCGGGCATATATGTACTTTTTCTGTGCCTGAGAATATCTGATATTCGCTTGGTCCGGCAACGAATGTTGAACGACGATCTATAATCTTGCCTGTTGTGCATGAAGCGATGTTCATAACAATGCTGCTTTCAATAGCAGGTGGCAGCTGCTTACATTTCCAATTCTCACGGTCACTTTCATTAATGTCAAAAAGCGTGAGTAACTGCTCACTGGTATTCATGTTCGGCATGCCGTAAAGCGGATATATTGCACTTCCTGAGCCGATCCATAATGAATTATCATTTTCATTATAGAAGTATGATATGGTCTTAGCCTCTTTATTGCATATTTTTTTCAGCTTAGATATTTTCATTTTCTCACTCCGTTATTAAGGTATTTCAAGATTGCTTCCTGCGCCTGCTCAAAGCCTTTGCAGACAACTGCAAGATAGCCGTTGTCATTAAGCGTTTTCAGAAACTTCTGTTGAGATTCCGATACTCGTCCACCTGATGTGCGTTTCATTTCTATAAAAAGGCCGTAGTAACCGCCACGTGCCACCGGAAGCATTATGTCAGGCACACCTGACTTTACGCCCTCAGACTTAAGATCTGCGGCAGTTCTATAGTGGCGATAGCCGCCGTTCGGTATAGCGAACATATACTCTAGTTCTGGATACTTGCCTGAGCTGAACGTTGCCCACTTGAAAAGCAATGCCTGCTCTATGTGTTCTGTTGGTGTGCTTGAATTTTTCATTACATAACACCGCCCTTTGGTA